CCACCCCCTAAGGGTCTGGCCCGGATTTGATACCGGGATTTCCGCACTATCGTTACAAAAGCATAGGACTTAGGCTTGCCTTTCGGCCCCTTCTCGGGCTGATCACCATATCCTACCAGAGTGCTTGGCGAGAATCGAACTCGCGACGCATGGTTGGAAGCCACGCATGTTACCTAGCTACACCACAAGCACTTGAGAGCACCTGTCGAGACTCGAACTCGACCCGCATGCTTGGCAAGCACGCATGCTACCACTAACACCACAGGTGCGAAATCGGTGGGGGTATTTTGCACGCGCCACCCCAAGGCGCGTTGAGACCCGATCCGGAATCGTTTGGAGTAGCCTCAAAAAAGATCTGAACCAGCCTGAGAGTTTAGCGCGCTCGGTAGGGTAGCGACTCCCAGCAGTTCGGAGGTTGGACCCACCGGGTGATGGACTGGCGTTTCTTCCCGGTTTAGCCCTACCGTCTCATGGCGTTTAAGTGACTCTCCAAGCGGAAACTGGATCTCAAGAATCCACCCCGCCCTATGTCACACCAGTCGCCGCTGGCTCAGAAGGGCACCTAGAAGGATTCGAACCCTCACCAAATCGGTTAGGAACCGATTGCTCTTTCCAGTTGAGCTATAGGTGCAAAGATCGCGGTAGCGGTGCATTTCCTTAGGTCGCTACGATCTAACCAGATTTTTAAGCGAGACGGCTGTCGATCCGCCACGCCTCTCTGGCGAAACCCGTTGGCTGATACTACCACTTGACTGGGAGGCCTTGCGAGCCACCCCAACCCTAAAATGGAGCCCCTAGTAGGAATCGAACCCACGTCAGTGGTTTACAAAACCACAGCTCTACCATTGAGCTACAAGGGCAAGAGCACCTGGCAGGAGTCGAACCCGCGACACGGAGGTCCGTAACCTCCTGCTCTGTCCACTGAGCTACAGGCGCATCAAGAATATCTCGGGAGGCTCCAGGGCGTGCGAGTCTGGCATCCCCGGCGATCAGGGGGGGATGGCGAAAGCGGTTCTTTCTCCCGAGTAGGTTGCATTATGCTGTGGACGTTACGGAAACCGTAACGCGGCAACATAATTGACGACGGGCAGATGCTTGGGGCAGTGCTGGACCGGAGTCCAGCCGAGTAGCAAAACCCCCCAACACACCTGCTAAGAAGGGCGACGGAGAATCGAACTCCGCTCTGGAGATTGAAAGTCTCCGATCCTAACCAATAGACGACCGCCCCATAAGTTCACGGCGGCGGGGTGTGCTGCTCCGCCTTTAAGCCCCGGCACACAAGGCACCGCGAATACCGCAGGTGGGATTCGAACCCACACGGCCTTTCGACCACCAGGGTTTGAGCCTGGCGCGTCTTCCATTCCGCCACAACGGTAACAAGTCTATTCAGTTTTCAATGACCACAGGAGACTCAACCGCGCCTCCACAGCAGGCTACCAACAATACCGGTGGAGGGAGTCGAACCCCCACGCCATATGGCATCCGGGCTTAAACCGGAAGCGTCTTCCGTTCCGCCACACCGGCAGCAAGTTGCTCTCGGGCGTTCGCTTCATTGCGCCTGTCGCGACGACGAAGCTGCACCGTTGAGTTGCCGTCACGATTGTCTGTGCAGAGCACACACTTTACGTTACGGCGAGACCTCTTACGTCTAAACTTCATAGTACCAGAGACAGGAATCGAACCTGCACGCCCTTTCGAGCACTGGATCCTAAATCCAGCGTGTCTCCCTATTTCACCACTCTGGCAACAAGTAGAGCGACGGGGATTTGAACCCCGGTCGCAGCCTTGAGAGGGCTGAATCCTAACCGACTAGACGACCGCTCCAACAGTGGACAGTGAGAGACTCGAACTCTCCGCCTCCGGAGTGCAAAACCGGTGCTCTCCCAGATGAGCTAACCGCCCAGAAAAACTCGATGGAAAGTGGCTGTCGGTTTTTGGCCCCTCGCGATTAGCAAAGTGACCCTTTCACAGCCTTGTGGCGTTACCGCCACCGCATCCCCGTGCGCAGCGAGGAACTCCAGCGAGAAGCCAAAGATACAACACAGGGAGATATCTGTCAACCCCCAATAGAAAAAAACTACAAACGGTCGTGACCCTGCACCATGGCGCGAAAGGTGGCCTGCGACGTCTGATCATCCTGAATGAGAAATCGGATGTATTGACCCACAGTCATTTTAAGAGGACCGCCAGCTTTCGAAATGGTCCAACGAATGGTCAACGTGTCATTGGCGTTGCCTGCTTGGACATCCCGAGCAACATCGACACCGACAAGAGGCGCGAAGCCCGCATCAGTCAGAATGGGTAGCCCATCCGTGAAGTCAAGAATCTCAGCATCATCAGAATCGTGGTATTTGATGATCAAGCCGTTGGTCAACGCGGTACGTCCACCAAAGTCGCCCGCAAGAATTGTTGGTGCGGAAAGTTCCATATTAATGCGATGGATCCAACACACAGGCGCGGTCACCACATAGTCAAAAGCAATAGGCGCACCCAGCCCATTAACATTCATCTCTTGTGATGTTGCACCGGTTGCGTTGCGAAGATAACTGAAAATATGCACTCCGTGCGTGTCTCCTTTTGTGTCGGTGTGTGTAAGCTAGCTTACACCCAACGCCGATCGAAAGTCAACCACGCACCTAAGAAAAAACCCTCGGGAGTGTTACCCCCCGAGGGTCAAATCATGACGGGGTCAGGGTTAGCTGACCTGGATGCCGATCAGCATCGAGATGCTTTCGGTGTTGCGAAGGACCAAAGCGCCAACTTCGCGCAGGTCGGCCTGGTCATACTGCGACGAGGCACGAGCCAACGGCACGACGTTGAAAGCTTCCAGCTCTTCGAACCAAAGCTCTTCGAAGTTGAGGCAGTACAGAACCGTCGAACCACCGGTAGTACCCAACAGCAACGGCTGCGTGGGCTTCACACCATCGTTGTAGATGGCGCTACCAAAAGTGTTCGTACGGAAGATCGGCAGACGGTCATAAGCCGTCATACGGAATCCACCGTTCACGATCACTTCAGTGTCGTTCAGACGCTGGCGACTGGAGATCAGCGCATCGAGTTCACGACCGCCGCCTTCTGACGTCAGCAACGCGGCGCTGGGACGACCTTCGGTGTCTGTGTAGACAGGCGAAGCGCCCTTGCATGCGTCGATGGTCTCACGAAGCAACTTCTCCGTAACCGCGACGTTGCCGCCCTGGAGTGAAGTCATCTTGAAGACCTGCGCCGAAGGAACGAGCTTGTTGACGCCGTCCCATTCAACGTTGGAAACCGCATTGTCTCCCGCGATCATGTACTTCTCTTCAAAGTTCTTGAACCCTTCAGCCTTGAAACCGGCTTCCTGGCTGAAGACGTCGACGTACGAACGACCGATCAACTGAGCGAGACGGGTAACCTTCATCCGACCAATGATGGTGCGGTAAGTGAAGGAAACCTGAGCGGGCGTACCGGTGTCCTCGGTAGGCTCGGACGTGTCCGCCTTGAACTCAGCAGGTGTCGCACCAACGGTGTGACGCGTGATGATCGCCGCGCTCTGTCCAGCCGAAGCCGGAGTCTTGCGCGGGATGTTCATACGAAGCGGGTTGCGATAGTTGACCAAGTTGGCAGTACCCGCACGTACAGTGGGGTCTTCCAAAATGCTGGCGATCTCGTTGCTGCCGAGAGCACGTCGAAGTTCGATAATGCCTGCTCGGGTCAGCCCCGTTTCTGGAAACAGATTGTTCACCCTATCTCCCCTCCTTTCAGGGAAAAATAGTTGCGTGGCCGAGCCTAGGTTCGCTCAGCCACACGAGTAGGCATGTGGCCTACTTGAAGTCGAAATGGAAGTCCTCACCAGGCACGTGTGCCGCCTGCAACTGCGACAAGTGCTCCGGTGCGATGTTGACACGAGGCGCGTCGGACGGCACGTAAGCACCGTAACGTTCCTCGTACTTGCGAAGCGCACGCGACAGCATGCCGGGGGCCAGGTTGGGATCCTTTGCCATACGTTCCAGATCCTCTTCCGTGAGGAAGTTCTCGTCCGTGTCCTCGTCAACTGCTGTACGGGACTCGGGCTTTGCACCCTCTAGGTCCGCCGGTGCTGCTGCACGGGCTTCTTCGATAGCTTCTTCCACAGCGGCGAGCCGCTCGGAAATAGCTGCCGTGACGCCCTCAGCGATCTCGCGAACGAGATCACCCTGGTCATCATCGTTGGACTCAACAACTGGAGCCGTCGCGTCTGCGATCATTTCTGCCACCTGGTCACGAAGACCAGTTACGACTTCTTCGACCTGACGTGCGACCTCGGTTGCTACATCCACCGAAGACTGGACGGGCTCTTCAGGAACGACCGGCTCTACCACGTTGTCAGCCTCGACGGCTGCGCGGATAGCGGTCGCTTCTTCATCACCAAAACCAGCCAAAAGCGATTCAAGATTCTTCATCTGCCTTCTACCCCCCTTTCGCGGGATAAATGTTATGTTGGAATCGACTAAACGTCGATATCAATTCCGTGAACAATGCTCAGTTCACGAGACATACGCTGACGGTCAGCGCAGCGTTGCTCGGTCTCCAACTCCGCGAGGCAATGGTCGACCGCTCGCTTGTTCCACACGAGCTTGCCGTCCACTACATCCGAGTGAAGGCCATACCAGTCTTCAACGCTGCGACCGTCATTCTCATGACCGGCGAACGCCTGCGCGAACCTGGCAAAAGTCTTGTCGTTGTTCAAATCCACCGTACCCTCAGCACCAGCAGCCCATGCCTCGACTCGCCTTAGTGCGAAGTCTGCGTGGAACGGGCGATCAACCGTGACGGCTCGGCGTAGAATGTCAATGGGCACCAGCAAACCATTTGCTGTCTCCGCCCAGTCTGCGTGCATCTTACCGAGGCTACGAGCAAATGCTCGGGGCACTGTCAACTCAGCATTCGCGAGCGCAGGAACCGAAACAACCGAAGCCTCAGTAGCAGTCAGAGCAAACACAGTAATCTGCGGCGCGAAGTCGCTACCAAACGGAATGGTCAGGGTGTCTTCGTCCTCGTCAACCTCAACTTCCTCATCGGCGAAGGAGAAAATAAGCTCGCCGCGAGTAACGTTCCACCCGAGCGAATACTTGCGGAGAATGCCGGAGCGAATCATCTCTGCGAAAGTCATGCCGGTCTCGGGATTGATTGCGGCACGATGAACGTCGGCAGTGATGACAGCCCGTGCCGGAACGACTCCGTTCGCGGCGATCACGCGGGTATTCACGATGCGACCAATAGCGGAATTGGCCTGATGGTTGAACAAAAGTGTCGTGCGTTCCTGAAAGTCCCGAGGCATCGTATCCAAGGCAGCAGCTTCCAAAGTAACGCCGTTAAGATCCACACCAGCGGACGTTACAACACCGCCGATGCGAAGGAACACGTTGTCTGCGTCGTCAACCTCATGCTCCGAATGCATTGCACGAGCAGACCGGAAAGGCTCATCGATGGGATCCTCAACAGTCACCCAATTAGCCTCCGAAATCCTGAATTCCGAGCGCCCACTAAAAGGCTCGTCCTCGTTTAATTCCGCGACATACTTACCATCACCACGACGAATGGCGCGGGACATAATGTCCGCGACTGCCGCGCTGACGGAGAAGTCTGGAAAGTTGTTCATCGATTCATCACCAAGTTCGGTAGTTGGCCTCGATGTGGAGGCACGATGATTGTCAACGACCTTGCGCTTGCAACGTGCAACTTCCCGCAGTTGTCGCACTTTTCAATGTCGAGGGAAGACTTCCGATGAAGCATTTTCAGATCGACACCCACGACAAGCGTACGAGTTGCGCACGTGCATTTATCACTCATGCTGGGCATCGTAAACGCCCCATAGCACAATGGTCAAGGATAAGATAGCTACTCAAATTGGCATGCGATAACTTGCCCGGCCAGCCGAGGCGCGAACGATGCCAGATGAGAGGCAGAAACTAGGGCCCGTTCGGCGGTAGCACTCACACCGTCGTTACCCGGTTCCTTGTACATCTTCAAAACAGACGCGGCAGTTTCCTGCAATTCGAACCTCACAACCTCCATGATGGAGCACCGCGCTTCACGTAGAGGGCGGGGGTTGGGCTTGCGACCGGCAGACGTAACTACCTTACTGCCCAAGTCATAAGCCATGTCGTACAAGCTCATCAACTGATTGCGAACGAAGCGGCCAACAGAAACCAAGTCGTCGTAGCTCTCGACCGACTCCAAACGTTCGGCAAGACGTTCCTGCACCCTGAGTACTTCCTCATCCAAGCGAGCACGCTGACGAGGATCACCGAAGGAGGCCCAGGCGACGTCAGGGTCGGTAGGAGCAATTAATGACGGGGCTTCAGGAGGCAGAACCACACGAGCGCGGTGGGGACGAGAGATAAACAGTGGACCAACGCGACCGCGACCGTGACAGGACGGACACTGATCCGTAATACGGGTGCCTTCATCCTCGTAGTTGATCCAGCCGTCGCCCTTGCAGGTGAAGCAGGCCTTTGCATCGGGCTCTTTCTTGTCCTTGTCAACCTTGTGACCGGTCGGGGCACCAATAGGTTCGCCCTGGCCACCCTCATCCTGCAAGTCGGCCTCGTCGCCGGTACGTGCGTAGTGGATGAACTCGATGTAGAGATTGGGATTGATCTCGGACAGGAGCTCGTATGTGAACTTGTTGGCCCACAAATCGAGGATCGGCTTGAAGAGCGAGTAGTGGCGAGTGGCCACCATGGCCTCGGCAGTCGAACGGTTGATGTCCTGAGCCGCACCCATGGCCAAGCGGTCAACACCGAAATTGCGCCAGATGATTGCCTGGATCTCACGCATGAGAACGGCGACTTCCATCTCGTGGAAGTTCTGCGAGAAGTCGATCCACTTGACCTCCTTGAGATTGCTGCCACCGAGGACGCGCATGCGGTAGTGCTGAGAGAAGCCGGGATCCTGCTGCAACTGCTGGAGGAAGCGACGACGCGCTGTGTCGCCACCACCTGCGGCCTCCATCATTACGAGAACACCAGGCGGGATCTCGTTGCGGTCCATCGCGTAAGAGAACATCTTAGACGCGTTAAGCAACGCTTTTACCTCGTTAAGCACAGCTTCGATCGGCGGACGACCGTAGAGAGAATCGGTTCGTGGGCGGCGGCGGAACTGTACGATCTTCTGCCGAGCGAAGGTTTTCTCGGCGTCGGGATTAGCTGGCATCCTCTGAAGCCACTTCTGCAAGCGACCGTCCCTACCGGGAACCGCGTGGAAGGTCTCAGCAGCCATAGCTTCGAACGCGGCCATGGATGCGCCGAGACCGTGCTTCATGATGATCCCATGATCCATGGCCATCTGGTCGAAGCATAGCTCCGTCAGCAGCTCAGGAAAGGCTCCATTGCCCGCGCCCATAGGCTGGGTAAACAGCTCAATAGCACGCTTAATGTCGCGCTTCGGTACGCGAGTGCCTTCAATAACCTTGATCCGGAACGGCGTGCCCCCAAGAGTCTCACAAACGAAGTTCACCGCAGGAGCAACGGCGGACGAACGAACACAAATGAGCTTCATCGTGTCGTAAGTAAGAAGGGCGTCCTTACGCCACTCCGGATTGTTGTTGTTGCCAAGATTGGTAAGGGCGGGCGCACCGGTATAGCGCGAACGCTCTTCGGGGATGTTGATTTTCACCTGGCCGGGACCGGTGATGGTCGCACCACTATGCTGGATCATACTGCGGGCTGTCTCGAAATCGACATCCTCGGCAGCGCCGTAAAGTCGGACTTGGTCGCTCATCTAATCACCTTACGATTCTTCCCCTGTAGGGGCAAGGAGAGATTACCTCAGGAAGTTAGGAATGTTTACAGTGGGAGCCGTTGCGCCCCCATGACCGGGCGTGTAGATCTGCGGATTACCCATCGAAACGCTCTCAGACCAAGCGTCATCCAACGCCCCCACCGCACGGAGGGCTTCACGAAGCATCATGATCGCCAGAACCAAGTCCGAGTATTCATTGCTTGGGTAGGCGATCAACTGGCGGATCGTTTCCATCATCGGGTGACGGGAACTCGACGCCTGGCGGACGTCGCTATCGGTCTCGACCGGGATGATCCACTTGTTATCATGGAATTCCTCGGACAATTGCTTGAGCTTGACGTGCTTTGCAATACCAGTCTGGTGGGACTCAATGACTGCGTCGCGAAAGGCGGGCCGGTCCATCATGACCTCAGCCACAGTCTTCTGCCCAACGTTCGACTCCACCACGATCTTGTGCGGACGCCACTTATCTACCAGCGCCGCCATGTGGGCCAGCTTCTCGTTAATCTCCCAGCCACGCCCGTAGTCGGCGTCAAGAAGAACACGAGTTCGGTCGGGCAGCAGACCGCCCACCACGAGCGCGGTGTACGCAGCTTCGCGTCGACCGGAGAAACCAAGGTCGACACCCATTGCGATATACTCGCAACGGTAGATGGGGTGGTCGGGCCCAAGCCCGTAGCGGACGGCTCCAATTGTATCGGGATCAGTCTCGTCCCCCCAAAAGACCTTACTCGGAAATCGAATGTCCGTCTGGGACTGCGAAACGGGCCGCAGCCAATACGCCACAGCGAAGCCATTTGGGTCACGTTTATATTCGGTCTTGAGGGCCTCTTCGGTCCACCAGCTTTCCCACTCAAACGTCATATTGTTCCAGCGACGAGCGGGTAACGGCAGACGTTCGTCGGGGTCGGGCCGCACTCCCTGCATGCAAGTGAAGTCATCCGAGATGCGCGTCAGACGCTTGAACATTCCAGGACGGCGGAGCAGATCATGACTCGCATCCTCTTCATGCCAAAGCGTGCATGTCCAATACATGATCAACTCAGGCCGCGAACGTAGTGGGAGCCAGGTGGTTGAGATTCGTTCCTTGATCGTCTCGCGTTCCTTTTCTTCGATCACCGAGTTGTTGAACGTACAGACGTCATCAAACCACATGGCGTCAGCGCGAGACCCTTCCGGCGACGACGAATACCCGAAGGCTTCAATAGACGAGTCGCGCTGATTGAGCATGTCGGGCACAATCAGGTTGAGCGTCGTGCGATTGAGGCGGTTCATGTCCACATGAATCTCAGGAAATACACTACGGAACAACGGATCGAAGAGCATGTTGAACGCCACCTGGCGTAGACGGCGCGACGCGATCTTCTCCGTGGATGAAACGAACTTCCACTTGAGATGTGGCTCATGCCCCAGCCTCCACTCAATGGCGTCAGACGTTGAGGCGGTCTTCGCGAAGCCACGAGGGGCGGAGAGCCACACCATATCGTGCTCCATATAGTCTTTGTAAATCTGAACCTGATGAGGAAAAAGAACCTGGTGCGGGTCAGGGCACTTGAGCCCATAGCGCAACCGACCATAGGTAACCAAATCGGCACGGGCGAGCTTGCGGACTTTCTTCTCAATCTCCAAACGAAGAGCACGACGTTCGGTCTCACGCAAGAGTGCAGGATCGATCTCGATGTTCTCCATCTTCTCGGGGTCCATACGTTCAATGGCATCCCACAACGCATTGAGATCAGAACCATATGACGTGCCATCCGAGAAATCGGGAACGCTACTCATCAACTGAGACCTTTGGCTGCTGGGCCGCATTGATCAGAATCATGCCAGCCCTAAGGGCCTCAGCCTCACGCTCCGGCAACGAAGAATCAATAATCGCGCCGCTGTCCTCGGTGTCCTGTTCCTTCTCCTTACGATCCCTGTGCTTCTCGGCCATCTCCAGAAACCGGAGAATCTCATTGGGGCTGGAGAAGCGGAAGGACTGACCCTCAATAAAGTCGGACGCCTTATCCGACATGAGATCCATGACCTCATCGTAGGTCTTGGCTCCCGAGAGATCGATCACAACGCCCTCAGAATCGGGCGAAGCTTCTCCGCGCTGGGCGGCAGCCTTCTGATGAAGGCGCTCAGCCATCGTCAACCAATCGCCATCCTTTGCCCAACGCGAAACGCGGGACCGATCTTTGCAGACCTTGTTGGCAATTACAGAGATGTTGATATTAGGGAACTGCTGAATGTAGAGCTGGAATGCCTGAGCCTTGACTAGCTCTAGAGACTCATCCGTCACCATGCCCACTCACCACGCTTTCCTTACTAAAGGGAGGAAGTGCAGTAATGATAGGCATGGGGATGTCACGAGAGTCAAGGTCAGCTTTCAGGTCCGTCTCGCTCAACACTTGTACATCTTCGATGAAGTCGATTTGGCCCTGCTCAATGAAGGCCGCAGCCGCGTCTGTTTCAAGTTTGTTGAGCACATGCTCCAGAATTGTAAAGAGCATGGGAACCTCACCAACAGGATCAACAATGATGGCGGTTCTACGGCCTGTGTAGTGGATGAACATCAAGTAGGCCTCTTCAACTAACTCCAGGTCGATCATTTCGAACAGGTCCGCGTAGACGCGGACATCGAGAAGCGACAGTGTTAGGTCTGTAGTCCGGTCGTCCCGATCCCGATACTGATCGTTCCAGCCGTATGCAATCAAACCGATGATACAGAACGCGATATTAGCCAGGTGGTTAAGGCCGGTCGGACGATCAATCTTCTCGCCATAGAGATAGGCATTGAAATGACGATGGGCCGCGCCAATTAGGCGGGTCCACTTCATGCCGCGTTCCCAGTTACGTTGCTCATACTTCAGCGCCCCTGCCGAATAAATCCCAGCCACTTCACGTAGAGCATGGGAACCAAAAGGTTTGAAATTCCCACGCCGCACCAACTCCAGAAGAACGACGGGCGGGATGAGATCGAAGCGGGGCTTGGCGGCATCAAATTTCAACCCGCCTGTGTAGATGGAATCGTTCACTGTACTGTCGTACCTTCCTCGTTGTTCCCTTCCGGGATTGATAACTCAAAGTCCCACACAGCAGAGGCACACGGGATACATCGAAATGCGATTGCAGCCATCTCGCCATCTGTCAACAGACCTGGAGCCAGCCCCCGCACAGCACCGTCCTCGATGATAAAAAAGTCTTGCACAGACTGCACTGCCGCATCCGGTTTGATGACCCCGATTGTAGATACCGAAACGCCCAGCAACACCATGGCCTCCGAGTGCTGCACGTCTTTACACTCGGGACACGTGAACCATAGGTCTTCAAACGAGATATTCTGGAGCCCCGAATGAAC